ACAGCGGAGTCCAAACAATTCGCGCTGCTATCGATGTGCAAAAGGCAGCAGCTATTGCAGCAGGCACTCCAATGGCTACTGGCTACATCAAGAACAACGGTGCAGACCTAGATCCTAAAGAAGTACAAGGATTACTTAACGCATGGAAGAACGCTCGTAATAACCGTTCTACTGCTTACTTGACATCTACTTTGGAATACACACCAGTTTCATTCTCACCAAAAGAGATGATGTACAACGAGGCGATTCAGAATCTTGCTACAGAGATTGCTCGCCTTTGCAATGTACCTGCTTATTATGTCAGCGCGGAAATGAACAACAGTATGACCTACTCGAATGTTCAAGATGAGCGCAAGCAATTCTTAGCATTATCTCTACAGCCATTTATTACAGCTATTGAAGATCGTCTATCGATGGATGATATTACTCCTCGTGGTCATGTGGTCAAGTTCGACATCGATAAGACATTTTTGCGTACAGACCCACTTGCGGAGCTCGCAGTAATTGAAAAATTGCTATCACTTGGACTCGTCACAACAGAGCAAGCGATGGAAATGACAGACCTATCACCTAATGGAAGCAACGGTATGGAATGAACCAAATCGTAACCCTTACAGCCGAACTCACAGCAGATGCTGCTAGCCGAACCATCTCTGGCAAGATTGTGCCATTGAATGTAGAAGCAGGTTCAACCAATTACGGCAAAGTAATTTTCGAGTCAGGCTCGATTGAGATTGCTGATCCTAAAGCAATCAAGTTGCTTAGCCAACATGACATTAAGAAGCCTATTGGTCGTATGGTCAGCTTCTCTGAGTCAGAAGATGCAATCTATGCAACATTCTCTGTAAGCCGTTCACAACGCGGTACAGAAGCACTCATCCTTGCAGAAGAAGGATTGCAATCTGGACTTAGCATTGGCGTAGAAGTAATTAAGTCTAAAATTAAAGATGGAGTGACTTATGTGTCCTCATCCAGAATGGTAGAAACAAGTTTGGTAACAGAACCGGCTTTCAAGTCGGCTCAAGTCACCGATATAGCAGCTGAAGAAGCCGAAAAGGTCGAAGAAGCTGCATCCGAAACCCAACCAAAAGAAAGCGAGACAGTAGTGGAAGAAACCACAGCAGTCGAAGCAACACCATCAGTAGAAGCTGCGGCTGTCGAGGCTGCTCGTCCTACTGTTACAGCAATGGCTTACACAAAGCCACGCATCGAGCTCACAGCAGCTAAGTATGCAGAAAACTCAATCCGCGCAGCATTAGGTGATGAGTCAGCTCGTCAATACCTACTTGCAGCAGATAACACAACAGACAACGCGGGCCTCGTACCAACTCGCCAGATGTCAGAAATCGTAAACCCACTCGGAACAACAATCCGTCCATCAATCGAAGCAATCTCACGCGGAGTGCTTCCTGATGCAGGTATGACTTTCGAGATTCCAAAAATCACAGCAATGCCAACAGTTGCAGAAACAGCAGAAGATGCAGCATTCTCTGACACAGATCAGAACTCAGCATTCATCTCAGTATCTGTTAAGAAGTACGCAGGACAACAGACATTCTCTGTTGAACTCCTAGATCGTACATCTCCAGCATTCTTTGATGAGCTAGTGCGCAACATGGCAGCAGCTTATGCAAAGGCTACAGATTCAGCAGTTCACGCAGCACTTGTATCTGGCGCAACAGCAGATGGAACAACAACAGTTACATATCCAACAGCAGCAGAGCTTCTAGGAATTATTTCTCGCGGTGCAGCTTCTGTTTACGCAGGAACAGCAGGACTTCCAAATCCATTCGCTCGCAACCTCATTGCTAACACTTCACAATGGTCAAACTTAATGTCACTCAATGACAATGGTCGCCCAATCTACAACGAAGTAACAAACCCAATGAACCAACCAGGTTCTGCAACACCAACTGCTCTACGCGGTCGCGTTGCTGGACTTGATCTATATGTGACAGCGAATGTTGCATCATCATCTGATACAGATAAGGATGGATCACTTCTTATCGTGAACCCAGATGCTTACACATGGTACGAGTCACCAACTTACCGCCTACGCGCTGAATCAACAGCAGCAGGTCAGGTAACAATCGGTTACTACGGCTTTGGTGCAATCGCAACCAAGCAAGCATCAGGCGCCTTCAAGAACAACAAGGCATAAGTAACACCCTAAGTCGCTGGGAGTGGGGCGCAGCCCTTGCTCCACTCCCAGTCTTTAGAAAGGAATAGAATGTCACTTTGCACAGTTGCAGAACTTCGCTCAGCCTTAGGTGTTGGCTCGCTATACGCTGATGCCACCCTTCAACAAACTTGCGATGCAGCTGATGCCGTCATTCTTCCAATGCTATGGAATAACTATTCATTCAATGTAGCCCATAGCAATACAACAAACACAGGCACACTTTATTTTGAAACAACAACAAAAGATGTTTTTTATGTAGGTCAGACAGTTGTTATTTCAGGCAACGGATCAAAGCACAACGGCAGTAAGACAATCACAGGCGTTGGTGCATATAGCATCACTTATGCCATCACAGGCAACAACAACACAGCAGCTCCTTACCACCCAGTAAATCCTTTGGGTCAAGTTGCAGCAGATACTTATGTTGATTGGACACTTGACTCAGCAGTTCAAGAAGCAGCACTAATGATTAGCGTGGACATTTGGCAGGCTCGTCAGGTTAGCTCTACAGGCGGCGTATCACCGGACTTTACTCCTAGCCCATATCGCATGGGTAACACTCTCTTGGCTCGCGTGAGAGGCTTATTAGCCCACGCTTTGAGCCCTGACTCGATGGTCGGATAATGCCAGTTGCTCTCACTACTCTTAGAACCACGATTGCGACAGCATTAGTCAATAACGCTAAGTGGCAGACATTTGCTTTTCCACCTGCCACAGTTCTTGCTAACTCTGTAATTGTTAGCCCTTCTGATCCATATTTAGAGCCAAATAACAATCAACACAACACCATCGCTCCAACTGCTAATTTTAAGATAATCATCACTGTGCCTTTGTTCGATAATGAAGGCAACCTCAATGGAATTGAAGATGCCCTTGTGGGTGTGTTCAACAAACTCGCAGCATCCTCATTGACCTATAATGTGGGAGCAGTGAGCCAGCCAAGCGTTCTAAACGCCCAATCTGGTGACCTGCTTACTTGCGAGATGTCACTATCCGTTCTAACTACCTGGAGCTAAAATGTCCGAATGGGAAAAAGAAAACGAAGCCTTCCTGAAGAAAATCGGGCAGGTTACTTCAGCACCAAAGCCAGCATCTACTAAGAAAGACGAGGAATAATCCTAATGGCTGTATTTCTAAACAATAAGGTCGGCGTTAAGATTAACTCTGTCGATCTATCTGACCATGTAACCGCTATTACTCTGAACAGAAGCTTCGACGAACTCGAAGTCACTGCGATGGGCGACTCATCTCACAAGTTCGTAAAGGGCTTGGAAGCATCAACAGTTACAATCGACTTCCTCAATGACACAGCATCAGCGAATGTTCTTGCAACACTTCAAGCTGCATGGGGAACAACTGTAACTTGCGTATTCTTACAGGAAAAGGGAACAGCAGTATCTGCTACAAACCCTCTCTACACAGTTTCATTGTTAGTCAATAACACAACAGACATCAACGGTGCTGTTGGCGATATTGGTACACAATCAATCACATTTACTGCTAACTCAACAGTTGCAGTAGCCACAACAGGTACTTTCTAAAAAACTAAACAAAGGGGCACAGTATGGCAAAGTTAAAAGTAACAAGGGCAGATGGACAAGTCGGGGAATACCCAATTACTCCATTGGTGCAGTACGGTTTTGAGATTTACGCCAAAAAAGGATTCCACAAAGCGTTCATCGAAGATCAGAAGCAAAGCGATATTTTTTGGCTAGCCTGGGAATGTATCCGCCGTTCGGGTGAAACTGTTAAGCCATTCGGAGAAGGATTTATCGAGACCTTGACTTCGGTTGAGGTATTAGATGATGACCCTTTGGCTTAGGGCGAGACTCGATCACCTACCTGATTGCTAAATTAAGCGTCAGGCTCGGGATCTCGCCAACACAATTATTAGAATTAGATGAAGTAATGTTAAAGAACCTAATTAAGGTTCTACAAGAAGATGCGAAGGAGATAGCCAATGCCAGCAACAGTAAAAGGCGGCGTTGAACTCCGTAAGGCACTTCGCAGGTTCGCACCAGAATTAGGCAAAGAAACACAGAAGGAAATTGCAAGCGTTCTAAAGCCTGTTGTAAAAGAAGCTAGAGGATATGTCACCGTTTCGCCATTAAGTAACTGGGCGCGTGAGGAAGGCAAGTTTCCTGTGTTTAATGCATCAATAGTCAAGCGCGGTATTGGTTACAAAACAACACCATCAAAACCTAACCGCAGAGGCTTTACAGCCTTAGCACAGATTCGTAACCGTTCAGCTGCTGGTGCTATTTATGAAACAGCAGGTCGCAGAGCGCCAGGCACAAAGCCATCATCACGCCCTAACTTTGCACAGGCAATGGGCCCACTTACAGGATCAGGCAAAGAGCGTGGTCGCTTGATTTACAAGGCTTGGGAGAATGACAAGGGCAATGCAACAAAGGCTGTTCTAAAAGCTATTGACAATGCTGGTAAGACTTTCAATCGAATGGTAGGCACTCGCTAATGGCTAATGTAGTAATTGATATTGCAGCCGAATACACCGGAAATAAAGCATTTAAGCAGGCAGAAACTGCCACACAGAAACTTGAAAAGTCCGTTGCTAAATTAGGTAAGCAACTTGCAGGAGTCTTTGCAGCTTCTAAGTTATACGCATTTGGCAAAGCATCAGTTAAAGCTTTTGCAGCTGATGAGAAGGCAGCACGATCATTAGCACTAGCCCTAGCCAATACAGGTAATGCCTTTGCAGCCATTGAAGTAGAAAAGTTTATTGGTGACTTGCAACGCGCTACAGGCGTTTTAGATGATGACCTGCGCCCAGCGTTTAGAGCATTACTTACAGCTACAGGTGATGTTAAGAAGTCACAAGATGCGTTAGCCCTAGCTCTAGATATTTCAGCAGGTACTGGTAAAGATTTAGGCTCAGTATCAGCCGCGCTGAGTCGTGGCTTCTTAGGTCAGACAACAGCGCTTAGCCGCTTAGGTGCAGGCTTAGACAAAGCAACACTTAAGACTGGTGACATGGATGTCATCATTGGACAACTTACAGAGAAGTTTAGAGGTCAGGCACTAGCTGCTGCCGAAGGTTATGCAGGCGCGATTGCCAAGCTCACAGTAGCATCGAATAACGCCAAAGAGATTATCGGCAAAGACCTTCTAGATGCCATGCAGATGGTTGCAGGAGAA